CTGTACTGATCCGGAGCAAAAAAGCCTGCCCATTTGTTCAACTTGACTAGACTTGTATATATTGGTGCCACCAAAATTAAGAAAAGCACCAGGAGTAGTGGCTGTAGGAATATCCGTAGGCCCAGATATAATTTGAACATTGTGTCCTGCCTTTCGTAAGAGATTAGGTACATGGCGTTTCCATTCGCCAGTGTACCTTGTCTCAACAGCTTCTAGATCAATTAGAAATACGTTCATTGTAAGGACGTGGATTTTTGCCTAAGTAAGGCTTGCGTTCGCCTGTAAATGGCTTCTTAGGACGGCGTGTTTTATCAAAGTTACGCCACTGCCAACTTTCTCTGTTGTAGAGGTGAGCTTCATTAAACTCACAAAGTTCTAACCGGCACCAGTTATGAAATGCCTCTAAGTCGTCGAATAATTTAACAACATCTGGACGGTTCTCGAAATAAGAATAATCCTTGTAGTTCTTAGCCATTATAGCTTTCCTTAATATTTAATAAATGAACCATTTTCTCCATCTTCGGAGACCTCAATCCAAACCTCACGGTCGGGATACTTTTGTGAAATAATGTCGTACAAATCGTCTGACATCATCTCGCAACTTTTATAATCTAATTTTAAAACGGCACCGTCACCTGAATACAACGCTTCGAGCCATCGTTTGAATTGGATGAATTCAATGTCTCTGTCATTGTGTGACACGCCAATCCACACCCGGAAATGGAAAATGTGACGGTGAGGAGTAGCAAGAAACGATACGTCATACATATCTCCTGTAGCTAAGTTTGGATCTGTTGCAGCCGCTGGATAGCAATGAATGCCTTCCTTCTGGAAGGTAACCCAGATCATTTTGTTTGGTCTAATGTCTTGTTTAATTATCATGTTGGTGTATCTTGTGTGTACTGATCCCAATGAGTATACTTGTCTTTACTCATTAAGCTCTGTAAGTGATGTGTCCACACACCTGGATTTGTAGCACCCCAAGTTCGGTCATCCAGTTTAAGTGTGGCGTTATAGTTGAGTTGATTAATGTAAGGTAACTTAACACTAATCATAGGGACAAAGCGAGGATATTCGTTATAGGCAGACTCTAGTACACCTTCGATATGTTCAACACCGAAGTCTAGTGACACCCAATAGCCTGCTTTTAGACAACCTATGATAACATCATCCCACGCTTTATATTCTTCGTGACTAATTGATTTAGGATTAAAACTTTGACTAGTGCCAAAATAAATGTGTTTAATACGTTTAGACTCATCCAGGTATGCCTGTGTGTCATCTGCCTTACGTAGTATTTCTTCGAGAGGAGGAGTACCTACAACAAACAATGTAAACATACCGTGACAAATAGTATGCTCGACTTCGTAACCTGTAAAGTAGACAATGTCTTGTCTTTCTTCAGTGTTTAATCCCATTTAATATAACCTCTGCTATAACCACTCGGACGATTAACGCCGTCCGCAAATGCTTGTTCCCACTCTGTGCTTCTATTATACTCTCTAGTCCAAAAAGAATCAACCTCTAAGTAACCGTTTTCAATAAAGTACTTTGCCATTCGCATACAATCAATAAAAGCAGGATTTCGGGGACTTGGTTTAATAGTAGTAACAGCTTTCCAAAGTTGACTTTGTGCTTCTTGTTTGGAAACAGCTTTACCAACCCCGTCGATAATTAAAGCATTGTTATTTAGGTTAATTTGTGTGCCTAGTTCATAATTTCCACTAAGGTCTACAATAACATCGTAATTTTCAATAGTGCTGGATAGTAATTTGTCGCCCCATAGTTCTTTATTACTGTGTCCTAATACATCTACGTGATAGATATATCCATTAAGACGCATAGTATGATAGGCAACCCAAGCAAGGAATCCACTACCAATAATCAACATACGGGTGTTTTCATTGCGACCTTGTCTATCTAACAATTGATCCTTAGCTTGATTAATTAAATTCATACCACAAGCTACTGGTTCTAAGATATACTTTGGGCTAGCTTCAGGAACTACTACAAATTCTTCAATTTTAGTATTATAATAATCAGCATAAGCCGGCTCGCCTCGCGTTGCTACAATATCACCAACCATAACTTTGGCAACACCCATTCCAACTTTAGTTACAATACCTAAACCTTCGTGTCCTTGCATGTGTAATGGTAACGGACCAAAGTCGCCCATCATCATATCAATATCACTACGACAAACACCTGTCATCAAAGCCTTAACTTCAATTTCGTATTGACCAGGTTCTGGTTTATCGTATTCTACTTCTTCGAAATAACCTTGTCCGGTTGTTTGTAGGCAGTTAACAATCATAATGTTTCTATCTGTTGATGGATCCAAAGATCCTGGGTTAATTGTTTCTTCCAAAATATTGCTTCGTGCTGACTTAATACAGCATCTTGTATCATAGTTTGATATGCGTCTTCTGGGCAAAGTCCTAGTTCTACTCGAACTTGACTATCATCTGGCATGGTAAAGATAATAGCACGGTCATCTTCGCCCAATGTACGCCAATTGGCATCTAATGTCCATGTTCTATTATGACATACATATTCTAAACGGCAACTATCATCTACATCATAGGTTCCGTTTAAATTTACAGTACCATAATCTGTGTTAGACACATCTTCTAACAACCAGTTTTGCATTGCGATACTTGATATTTGACGAGATGTTTGGTAATAAGGTTCTAGTACCATAAACAAACTTAGCAAGTGTGGCATCAAGTCTCTACTAACTCCGCCAAAGGCTAGTTTCTTTGTAGTAAACCAAGTACCAGGGTTAGGTACTCGATCTTTATTGTGCCAGCGTATTTCTACACTTTTAGATTCTTGTGTTAATTTAACTAGATCTTTAATGTTATCACGCCATTGATTATTCTTAACCATCATGAAACGTGTATAAGGAAACGTCTTAACTAGTGTTTCCCAGATATTACTAGTACTAACACCTGGTTTTTCGATAAACACTATATTAGAACATTTGGCAACTTTTGTAGCAATATCAAAATGTGTGAAATTAGGAGTACAGATATGTACAGTATCGAACATATGGCAAGCAACAATAGCCGCATCGACTGATTCAAAGTCTGCGCCTTTAGCAGGATCCTGATCTACAGTAACAACACCGTGACCGAGGTTTTGTAATACTGTGGCATATAAATTGCCAATACCCATTCCAATAATAAGACTAGTTTTCATTTGTAAATTTCTTTCCTTCTTCCCAGTACTTGATCATTCGTTGTACATCTTCCATACGTTCTGTGATAACTTCTGGAGCCGCACGTTCTAATTCTTTTAGATTATGATAACTAGGATAATGCCGCAAACACCAACGAGCTTTCTCACGTATTTCTTTTGGAATACGTGGAGTTTTTTGAGGATTCATTAGATCCTGTAAAAACTCCTCAGTTCGTTGTATACTTCTAAATCGTTCGTCAGGTAATGTCATGTACACTAGTCTCTAAAGCGTCTAGTTTATCGGAAACTTCATCACTAAAGTCTGGTTCTTCGTTTGATTGTACAGTCGTTGTATCCACTTCGTCAAACAAAACGGAAAATTGAGTGCTAGCATTAACCGTTTTCTTACCTGTTGCGCCACGTGTTCCAGGAATAGCTTGCCAATATTTGTCATAAAAATCAATAATTGCTATGGCATCTTCTCTAGTATCCGCAGAAAATATAGCTTCTACTATATCTTTGAAATAAACTCTTGAAAATCTTTCGTCTACTAGCATAGCAGGACATAGTCCTGCGTCATATTGTCGATTGGCTTCTTGTACACTATTCAAATGTAACCAAACATTATGCCCCATCATGATAGCATAGGTAAAACTATCCCAACTAGTCTTACCTTCTTTGCCAATCTTATTTAGGTCTCCAGGACCGTATATACAAATTTCATTAACTTTGACACCGTCCATTAAGGGACTAGTAGTGAAAGATTCGAAATGGCCGTCTTGTACTACTACGTCTTGGAATAATCGTGTGTCGCTGGCGTATTTTTTGTCATCAAGAGACGGCAACATACGGTAGAGCCATTTTTCTCTGTCTTTGATTTCTGTTTGGACATAGATTTGACCGTTTGCTGTTGCAAGGAACGGTGAGGCGCAATCAAAAGAGATGGTAAAGTTTTCATTATGATGTTTCCTTATAGCACGTTGTATGTCAGTTAATAATAATGCCCACTCTAATTTAGAGGTGCCCAAGAAGTGCATCCAGTCTTGATGACCTTTTTCAAGAAGACCATCGAACTTTAGTGCCACTAATCTACGTAGTACAAGGTCAACGTCGCACATGTTTTGTCCACCCATAGCCCAGCCGTTAAATGGCTTGTCATATTTGGTAGGATCGCAAAAATCTTTCATTTGCTGATACCAATCTTCTGCTTGTGCGTGATTCTCGCCCTGTAATACATTTAAAAACTTACAAGCGCCTGTACGATGCTTAATAAAGTATTCATTATTATACTTTGTTGCCGCGACTGCTTGCGGATAATCAGCAACACCACTATTCTTAGCACCTACTGGACTGCGACCAACCCATGCTGGAATATCAAGTACCATACCATAGTCCATAAGCGTGTCCATCCATGCTAGAACTTGCTCACGTTTCTTTTGTGCCGCATCCAACTTTGATTGATAAACTTTTACATGATCAATTTTTGTATATTTCGGATTGCCGTTCTTATCAGTTTTAGGATGACCGGTAGGATGTAATTGAGGAATTAACTCAACACCTTTGGCTTGTGCTTCAGCCATACGTTGTGCTACTACAGGGACGTTAGGATCATTCCATTCGCCTTCCCACACACCTTTACCAATCTGGAATCCACCAGAGTCACCTAATACCCAACTAGTCGAACGGTCTCTGTTACGAAACATGTCTTCGCTCGGATCAGGTTTAGACAAATCTAAGTTAGCATGACCTGCCGAATACAAGCAATGATCATAATAAAATGCCGCATTAGGATCCAAATAGTTCATTGCTTCAATGCCTTTAGGGCCAAAGCTCTTTGGAATACGTGCTGGATCTACATAGTTACTGTAGCGTTGTTTGCCTATGTAAGTACTATAGAATCCAGATGTTGCTGGAAGAAAATATGCGTAATCGTTTTGTGTAGCTGTTAAGTTTTTATTCATTATTATACCAAATGTTGGGCTAATATCATTACACTTATCCAGTACCATATGGTATTAAAACCAACTAGTGTAGGCAAAGCCTTTTTACGACTTGCCCAAATAAGTGTAGCACTAGTAATCAATGTTAAAAAATAAAATTGCCAAATTTGAATACCAAAAATTAGTCCGGGAACAATAATAATGGCTTTAGCCGCCCAGGAAACAAATTCAACAGTATTATAATCTGTCCAGTATTCTTTCTTAAACCACATTCCATAACATTCTTTAATAGCCGGCCATGTAATGTGATTATATAAAATAGCTATAGTTACAATACTAAAAATTGTTGCGTATAAAATTTGATCAAGAGTCATATTATTTGCTCTGTGCTGGTAAAATATATTCGTATTCAGCAATTCCGCTATCTACAGTAATTTGTAGTGCGCCAACGTCTGCGATACGAACAGTCTTATCGCCTGTTAAATTCAAGATGCTTTGAACTTGAGTAACTGGCCATGCCCATGCTTGTTTTAGTTTGCCAGTAACTCCTGATTGGAATACAAAAGTTCCTGCGTGTGTTGTAGCATCACCAAACTTGAATACTAAGTTTCCGTTGTCTGTACTGACTTGAAAGACTTTTTCTTCTGTGTGTGCTGCACTTTGGAATTTTAATTTTTGAATACTAGCCATAGATGGAGTAAACTCGATATCCCACTTAGTGCCTTTAAATTTAACAGACTTCATTTTTTCATTAATAATATCGCTATTCATAAAACGATAATCATTTTCAAAGTCACCGGCACCGTTGGCAAAGTGTAATCCTGTTGGAATGTCTTCACCATTACGATTTTGTACAACAACATCGATAGTAAAGTTTTCTTTATATTCTGGACACTTCAAATGAATATCTAACTTATTTAGGTCTGGCATACCAAATGTGCCTTCTAAATTGTCGATTGGTTCCTTTGTTCTAGCGTTAAGAATAACACTACGATCTTCAGCCATTGATTCAATAGCTGTTTCTTTGTCGCTAGCACTAACTTTAACCAAAGGTAAAAATCCTAGGCTGTGTGTATGTGCTACTAAATCTTGTAAAAAGTCTTTCATAAGTTTCTCCATGTTTGTATATTATATAGGTTTTTCTGACAATGTCAAGGATTTTTCCTAACCTTTTTGTTATATTTTACAGCTGATTCTACCAATGTATGTGATATTTGTTGTCTATCACAATAGTGTATAAAGGCGCTTGTATCTTTAGGAAAACAAGCTCCACCAAATCCTCTGCTCATATCAGGTCCTGGTACCATCATATGGCTATTACCAATACGCTCATCGTGTGTCAATACTTGTCTAACTAGACTATAATCAGCACCGTTCTTTTCGCACACATCGTACAATTGATTAAAGAATGCCACTTTGACACTTAGGAAACAATTGGTAGCATATTTGATTGTACTAGCTTCGGTAATACTAGTATTAAAAATAATACGTAGTTTAGTCAAAGAATCTTTAAAAAGAGCAGACCAAAATCCTTCTGGATCATCTCCGCCCATAACCATATATTCTTGATTGGCAAAATCTTCATTAGCTGATACAGCACGTAAAAATTCTGGACTATAACAAATACTGTGTTCTGGATATTTTTGTAATATCGTTTGTAAATAGTCTGGAGGTATAGTTGATTTAATCAGCACTGGTAAGTATACCGGTACTTGATCAAGTACGTTAATTACTTGATTAATATCGCAATCGCCTAATTGATCACTAGGCGTACCTACGCAAACAACAATACCATCTGCGTCGGCAAAGTCCATTACTTTGTAATCACCATATTTAGGATCAACAATATGAATCCTGTTTTTTTCTTGTATGGCATTGCCAACAGCCTTGCCAACAAATCCGTATCCTGCAATTATAATTTTCATATTAAAACTCGAATAAACTGTTAAATGTATTTTTTTCTTCTGTGCTAGTAATATTCCATTCTAGTACACCTATTAAGTTGTCTAGCTTTTTATCAATGATAGTAGCTTCCATTTCAGCATGATCAAAAGGTAAATCTTTGAACCACTGCGGTAACCTCAGTTCGTCTACAGGGTAAGCGACTGATGTATAGCCTAACGGATTAGGCTTGAGTTTACAAACAATAACTTTAGCACCATCTGTAATACTCATAGAATATTTGTCATTGTACATACGTTTTAGCGTGTTCCAATTGATACTAGCACGAACATGTCCTGGCATATTAGTCTTACCGGCTTTGGCTTCTTTGCCTTGATACTCGGTAATCTTGTTAGCACGTTTAGGAGATCCTTTTTCCCAACCTGGTCGAGCTTTAAATTTGATACGGAATGCGCTGATATGATCCAATACATCCTGTTCATCTTTACCCATTAGAACCATTTCAAGAACTTCACTTAAAAAGTCTTGAATAAATTCTGGAGTATCACTACGCTTCAAGTCCAAGCCCATAGCTTTAATCTTACCAGCTTTACCATCTATGTCAGTACGTTTGCCTTCTTTGTCATAGTAAAGAACAGCATAGCGTTTCTTAGTAATAAACAAACTTTTAGATCCGACAATTTCACGACCTGCTTTAATAACTTCTCCACGGGTCTTTGGCACATGAAACGTATCCAACATAAACTGTGGGAATGTTTGATTTACTTCTTCTCCGATGGTATCATACAGTTGAATTACCGTTTCTTTCGTCCAGGGAATTCGTCCGGCTTCAATGTCCTTCTGTAAAGTGCGATAAGCACTAAAATAACAACTATCAGTATCACCATAAATTACCGCCTTTCCTACGTGATCATACTCTCCGGTAATGATCTCATTTACTTTACTCGCCATATGTTTTGCGATTTGGCGACCGACCAGCGTTGTTGATTGTCCGATTCGTTTATCAAAGAATCTACAACCGCTATTAAGAATAGCACCGTACAAGCTATTAAGATTAATCTTCTTAACAAGTTGTCGTTTATCCCAATACTCTTCTTCCACTTTATTCCCAGCATTTATAGCCTCCTTTAACTTGGCCTGCATCTCTTTACGTTCAGCATACCAGCGTTTTAGTAGCCCTGGAATAATACCTTCCTTTTCATGGGTGAAGATTGTCCCGTTACTTGAAAGCATCCAAGGCTGATTGCTTTCAAATATTAATCTATATACTTCGGCGGCACTTAGTACATCGCTAGATCCATCTTCCCAGTCGATAGTAATGTCTGTGCCAATCTCTTGTGCCATCACAGCTTCGTATTCGTCAGTACCAAATTTACCTTCCCAAGCAGCCGCAAATGATTTACCTTTGGCAATTTGTAGCTCAATGTATTCTTCTGTCTTAGTTTGACGTAACTGTCCAATAATAGTTTCCGGACCCATGTTTAACGCACGAATCGCAGATGGATATAGTGAGTTAATATCTAATGATCCTACCCAGTCTTGAATACCTGTTTTAGGAAATGCTACATACGCACCTGCCGCACCTTCGTTGTCTTCACGTTCGCTCATCTTAGTACGATTAGGAACTTGGAAACCTCTACGATGTGCTTCGTTAATAATAGCCTGTTCAGTCACAGCTACAGCACCCATTGTAGTTTGTAGTAGTACTGTATTTTCATGTGCCAACGTGTTAGTTAGATCCATGAATTTTAACTTCTTGTCTAAGTCGTCAAGCAGTTTACAGTCATTAATGTTATATTCAACAAACGTTTTAAAGTCATTGTTGTACAACTGATCCAATGTACCTTCGTATTGTGTTTTACGTTTGCCCAATTCATATTCAGCAATAGCATCTAGTCTATAACTATGACGTTCTTCATATGTGTACTTACGATATAGTTCGAGATAGTCGAGGTGAACACGACCAATATAATCATAAGTTGTACTAGTACGACCATACTTTTCATATTCACGTTTTTTAGGAAATTGATTAAACAAACAAAAGCGTCTAGTATCTTCTTTTGATAACGCTTTTGTTACTCTATTTGTAGTGTATGGAATATCAAAGCCTTCCGAGTTCCAACCACTTAATATATCTGCGTCTTTAATCAAGTCAAGGAATGTGTCCAACAAGTCTGCTTCGTTGTCGAACAGCATAGTATTAGGAAAATCTTTAACCATTTCCTTAGCATCTTCCATACTAAGCTTCTTAGGAGGAATAGCTAAACAAACCATTGTTTCTAACCATTGTAAGTAGACAGCAATCGCAGTAATTGGCATAAATGCGTCGTCTGGACTAGCATAGCCACGCTCTGGATCGAAGTCTACCTCAATATCGAAAAATGCTACATTTAGTTTAGGAGCATCTTGATTTAAGTAGTGTTCGCTTAGTGTTACAAAGATTGGATTAATATCCGATTCGTATAAAGTCTTGCCACTGTTAATGGCTTGTTCTTTGCGTAGTTCTTTTGTGTTTTTACAAACGATACGAGTGAGTGGATCACCGTAAATTGATTGAAATTTCCCTCTGGGATCTTTCACATAAAATGTATGACGTACAGGAATATCTCTAAATTCCCTGTCGCCTTTTTTATTGCGTTCAACAACTCGAACGATATCGTTCTCGCGGTCAAACCATGCGTCTACATAAGACATAAATTTTCTTCTCCGATGTCACTTAAGGCTGACAAATACCTTCATGCGAATTATGGCTCGCTAACCTTTCCTAGCAATATTTATTAGATACGTTTTGTGATATCTAAAATTGCTTCAATTTCTTCCCAATCAGCATTATAATTTTGCCAATCGCCTTTATGTGCGATCTTAATTGCTTTGGTAATAACGCTTGGTTTGATTTGTAATTCTTCGGCAACTGCCTTGACAGTTTCCTTTAAGCCTTCTTGTAAGTCTTCAACTTCACGTAGGACTGTTGAGCCTTCACTAATTAAACGCTCTAGTTTTGCTTTTTCTTCTGCACCGTATGAACGACCGCCCATGTAAATCTCCTAATGTATATGCCTATTGTATACTACTTATACTACAAGAGCAACCTATATGAAATTTTTAATAGCCAAAACTTTTAATTAAGTTTTCAGCAAGATGCGTAGATTCGAATCTCTTATCTGGAACTGGAATAAATCCTTGAGGAGGAGTTGCGCCAGCGTCTTTTAGTGCGGCAAGAGTTTTCTTACCAATCAATCCGTCGGCTACTAATCCATGTGATTGCTGGAATGACTTGATTTCGGCATCAGTGGTTGGCCATTTGGTTTGACCAGCAACTCCTGCGTCGGGAGCTTTTGATAAGGTACTTGGATCTATAGTTATAAAGTCAGTAGATCTGCCATGCTTTTTCCAATAACCCATTTGACCAGTACGTGGATTTTTAACTAATGGTTCGCCATTCGGACCTTTGCCATCTTTGCCTACGTGTGCTTTGCTATCGTATACGTGATCAACAATAGCATTAATAAGTTGATCGATGCCTTTTTCACCTAAGAAATAACTAGCGGCCATACCGCCTACACCGCCACCGATAAATCCTGCCAATGCTCCGGCACCGCCAGTAACAGCTCCGGCAATAGCTCCACCAATAATCGATCCTACCCAGAACAATCCAAAGTTAGCAACAAGATTAGTAACTATTTTAGTAACTTGTGCTCTGTATTCTGTTTCAGGAGTATCTACGGGTATAGCTTGTATTGATTCCCAACCGTCCCAAATCTCAGCGGCAATAGCTATTGGTAATGCGGCCTTACCAAAAAAACCTTTAATACCGCCCCACATCTTACTCATTACACTTGCTTCTTTGCCAACATCGGCGGCAACAGTTGTAGCTACAGGAGCGGCTTGCGATGCTTTCGCGGCCCAGTAAGGACTATTACTATAGGCGTTGGTTGCGCCAACAGCTACTTCGTCTAATTCTGCTTCGTCAATTTTATTGATTAATTCGCGGATATTCATTTTTTACTAGGTACACAATTAGGAACTGTGCGTCCGCCTTTCTTTTTAGTGCCCACTGGATGATATCCTGTCCAGCATGGGTTTGAATTCTTTAATGATTTTTTCTTAGCGTTGGCTTCTTTAATAGGATTAGTTTCGCCTATGTTTTTATCTATATTATGAACTCTACGTCCACCACCTTTGCGTATCTTGGCAAGTTCTTCTATACCATGACGGATCTGTTCTATATTCATAGCTAGTTCTGGAAAATGACTAGCAATACTTTCCCATACAACTAAATTATCGCTTTCTGCTGATTTAGCCAACTCTCTAAGTTGACCACGTGCTCGCATAATACGTGCTTCTATACTAGCAGGGTTTACTCCTTGATGACTATGAATAGTACTAGCTGTTGGGTTTTCTTTGTCAAAATCTAACGGAGTTTCTGCTACCGCACTTTGTATGCCCGGGCCAACACCGCCGGTGAATCCCATGCTATGATCTGGAATTTCGTTTTCATTAACTGGCTTACCTTTCTTAACACGTTTAGGTAATGTTTTTAATTTTTTACCAGTATCGGCTTTGTTAAACTCTTTAGCAACTGATTGCTTAATACCAACTTTCTTAGCAAACTCTGGATTGTGAGCCGCGGCAGCCATTGTACGTGCTTGTGCTTGACTAACCGAACGTTCGTCTAATTCTAATCCGTGATGCCCGAATGAATTTTGATATGTTTTATGATCTAAATCTAATTCTTGAACAGCTCGTTGTTTAGCGGCTTGTTCAATGCGATCCTTTTTACCTTCTTTCATCATAACACGTTCAGCAATAACTGACGCATATTGATTCATTATCTGACGCTTACGATCTTTTTCTTGGGAAATTTCTTCTTCAACTGTATGAAAGTATTTGCCAATAGTAAGCTCACGTCCGATAGGTTTACTAACAGGCTTATCTTCTTGGGGCGCTTGATAGTGTTGCATTGCCATTTGTACTGGCAATGATACTTTATGAGGATTACCTTCGTTAAGGATTTGAATACTGGCATTCTTATCTACAATGGATAAGAACTTAACCATATCACTAGCACCTTCTACAGGTTTAGAAGATGCTCCGTCTAACGCCTGTAGAATGCGCTTCATGTCCATTGGAGTTTATCCCAATAGTTTGCGTGTCAATGCGCGGATCTGATCAACTTCACGTGATTCAACAATCGCTGGTTTTTCAGAACGATTTAAACGAGCTAACTGATCTTGCATGCGTGAAAAATCTGTAGACTCTTTAACAGTCTCTTTCTTTTTGTCAGCAACTGCTTTCTTCATTGGCTCTTTCTTGTCACTGTCTTTGTCCATGTCTAAGAAATCTGGCTTAGTAGCTTTTGCTTTTTCAGCAATATACGCAGTAGTTTCTTTGATGTTCTTCCACATAGCGGCTGCGGCAATTTTCTCGCCTTTCTCACCACCACCAGCTTTCTTAGCTAGTTTAGCAAAACCTTTACCTGGCTTACCAATGTCTCCACCTGCTTTGGCTTTTTTAACTGTAGCAGATTTCTTAGCGGCACTTAATCCAGCACTCGGCTTCCCTTTTGAACTTTCTCTCATAGGATTAGCTTGCCCTTGTGGCATAGCCGTATTTGATTTTGAGTATCCACCTGTTGCTGAACCTGAATTTAATCCAATAACTGTACCTACTGGAATTGGTTGACGCGGATCAATTCCTGGATTGTTAGATATAATATCTTGAACAGTTGTTTCCTTCATCTTAGCTAAAGCTTCTACAGTAATACCCGGTTTATCAATTTTAACTGTACCAGTTACTTTGTCAGTGTCGTATGAGCCATATGGACTTTTACTTTCTTTGAATGGCTTACCTGATTTAGCGGCAGCCTTAGCACGTGAACCCCATACTTCGTCTTTATCACTTTCTACTTTGCCATCGCCATCGTAATCTTTATCAGCTTTCTTTTCTTTAGCTTCTTCCATTTTCTTACCAAACTTCTCGCCATTCTTCATGCCCCATGTGTTGCCTGAGTGTTTAGGTAATTTGATATCGTTGCCACGTTCAGCTTTCTTAGTTGCGGCATCTTTAGCTTTAGCATGAGTCTTAATACCCTTGCCTGACTTTTCTTCTGCTTCGCCGTCGTCGGCATAGCTAGTGTTCTTATGTACAACACCTGTGTGAGTCTTAGTTAACTCGCCGGTACGAGTTTTCTTAGTATCACCGACTTTCATTTCGCCCTTACCTTTTGAAGTAAACGCATTTTCGGCTTCTTCGTCTACTTCTGTTTCTGGGCTCATTTGTCCATCCATACGCTTATGAGCGGCTTTAGTAGCTTTGATCATTGTATTGTATTTGGCAACTTTACCTTTTACATGAGCTGGAATTGGTTTTGGCTCTTCGTAAACCATGCCTGTTCCTCCGCACTCTGTACAAGGACGCTCACCGCCGCTTAGAATACCTTCTTCAACTTTGTGCTCATGCTTGCCTTTCATCTTTTCAGCGTCAGCTTTCTTAAGCTCTTTCATCTTATCTTTTGCTTCGGCTAACAATTCTTTAATTTTCATTTTTTGTCCTTCGCTTAGTGTATCGCTGTTGTCTAAATGATGTCCATACTCGCTGAACTTCATTTCATACTCTAAATAGTGATAAACACTAGCGATGTAATCTGCGGCTTTAGTAATCTTAGCCTGTACCCATGCTTCCATTTGATCATCATCGCTGATTTGTTGGAATAGCTTGTGTGAATAATTAGCTAGTTTATATAAATCAGCTTTAGCCATAGCACCTTCACGGTCTACTTCGCCGTTACTTGATCCTAATGCTTGTGTTGGTTCTGCGCCTGCGTCTGGAGCTGGTGCTCCTGCGTCTGGGCTCATTGTTGGGTCTAATTCTGGTGGCATGTTCATAACTCCGTTGTCTTTATATATTTAGCGTCTTTTGATGACTACTGACTCTTTTGGCTGACCAAATAAGCTGGCGCCCATATCTAATCCGTTCTTAGCAGTTCCATCACTATTTTTAGGCTGTACAACCTTAGGCTGTGCTGGTGCTTTTTTACCTGATCCTGTGCTAGGACTGCCTAAATAACTACGTTTTCCACGTGATTTACCAGGACTTAATTGTGGCGCATCTACAGTTCCAATGTTAGCGGCACTTGTAGCACCCGCTGTAGCTGTTTCTTTAATATCTTTTTTCTTCTTCTTAGCAATAGCAATAGCGGCCTGTTGTGCGGCGTTTGCGGCTTCTGCTACACCTTGTGGTTTACCAAATGGATGTACTTCGACCCATTTACCGCCTTGATTTTGAATCCATTTACCTTGGTGATATTTGCTTTTTATAATATTATGCACTCTTAGTGCGGCTTCTATACCATCTCTGTAGCCTAAATTACGTGCTTCGCGTTCTTGATGCCCGGCAATCATGTTTTGTTTAAGTCTGCCTTCATGTGGATCATATCTGTACCAAAGATTGGCTTCGTCATTTCCGCCACGCAAATCGTTGCCATCGCTGTCATAATAGTTTGTAAAACTACCGTGTCTGCCTTCTACTAATTCTTTAGTATTAAATCCCGTTAAGTCTTTAATTTTCATTTTTTAATTCCCCTGAATCCAGTGCCTACGGCACGTTCGCCATTCATAAACTTAGGTAAACTAAACCACAACTTGAACCATTCTTCAGTGCCAGGTTGTATATTTTGTTCACGCATAATCTTTGCTTTCTCTGTACCAGTTATACTGATATTACTTCCGCCGTAAGGTTGTAGGCCTTTAAACTCGTTAATGCCTGCTAACTTCTTAAGACGTGCTATTTCATCCATTATACACCGTACTTATTCTTTTTAGATTTAGCTACTGGACTAACTTTATGTGTATCGTCTGGTTCAGCACTTTTAGCCCAAGGTAAAACTTGATCATGTTCTGTAGGCACAGCTTTACGTGCCTGTTTAAACATATTATGTTCTACTTCTGTAAAAGGATGTTGTGTCCAATAAGGACCCATCCAACTTTCATGATCTACATCAATTTGTTTATTTGAGCCATCACTCATAGCTAATGCTATACCGGTGCGCAACTGATGGTAGTTAGGATAAAATCCACCAGGATCGCGATCTCTACTAACACCATTGTGTACACTTGCGTGTTGTTTATGGTGTTTTCCAGTACGTTCGGAAAGAAATTCTTTAGCTCGCATTATATTCCGTATTTGTTCTTTTTAGGTTTAGCCACAGGGCTAACTGTATTACCATCTTTTAATTCGTTACTTTCGCCGTCAGTAAGATGAGTAATAGCACCAGCACCTAATGTCTTTGCCGCATCTTTTACTTTTTGTAAATCTGCGTCTGTATAAGCAGTGATTAAAGGATCTCCGCTCATTGCGCCAGCACGTGGCATATTAGGATTAGCCATAGCCATACCAAAACGATACTGCATGTAAGGACTACCGTTGGCTTTGTTCATACTGATATTAGGGATACTCATAGCATTTTTTAATGCTTGAATATGAACATCGTGCCATTTTTCCTCGCCTTTACCTGCGTATGGAACATCTTCTGCTAATTGTTTACGTGCGAATTCTCTTGCTCTCATTTCTCTTATTACCTTATTAGCATATTTAACCGAATCTTCATATGCGTGTCTTGTATGAACAGCTTGAATATTCTTGTCATCGCCAGGTTCTTTGTGCTTGGGTTGTTCTTTGGCTTTTTCTTTTTCAAAATACTTACGCATTTCTTCTGCTGTAGCCGCTTTCTTTTTAACATCCTTCTTGGTCTTAGATAGCAAATCCATCATGCCTTCGGCTGTTTTCTTTTCTTTCTTTCCAAAGCTAGGATCATTCATACGATTCATTGCTTTAACCATTAGCTCGCGTACTTCTTCGTCACTAAGTTCAGGGCTCATAGCATCGCGCCATGTTTGAAATTTTTCATCGTCTGACACATTAGGATCTTTAAGTACAGCTCGCATTGGAGTAGCACGTGGTCCTTCTTCCCCTGCGCTTGGGTCATTAGTTTGTTGACGACTAATAACATCTAAACCATCTGTGAAATTAAAAGGAATATTACCTGCTTTATCTGGATTACCATTGTAATTTTTTACATAACCTAGAGCTTTAACCTGATCAGCACCTACTACAACTGTACATTTTGTATATCCGTGTTCGTTTAATTTTTGTAATACACGAGTTAAGTCTGGCATTTCTTCTGTAGCAGTATGGAATATATGTCCATGCTTAGGAAACACCTTTTGATAAATTGCTAATTTTTCGTCTGGCGTAATAGGATCATCTTTACCAACAGTACGACTAACAACAAAATACGGATCTGCTCCTTCTTCTTTAGCTTGAGTAATAACACTACTGGCTAGGAACATATGACCTTTGTGACCCATACCACGGCCCCAACCTACTACACAGGCTTTGCCTTCTCCGGTACGATTTAAAAATTCACGTAAAAACATTAGTCTTTCCTTGGAGCCCAGTTAGCCTGGTCAATAGTTTTAACAAACTGTCCTGGTAAGTCGTTTTGGAATCCTGTTCCAGGATGCGCTTGTACATAACCTTCCGGTTTAGTTTGCCTAATACCGCCGTGTGTACCTTTGCTCAAATTACCAATTAGTTTCATTTTTTCATTGCTAATCATTTCGACAGCAGTTAATACAGCGTTAAGCCCGGGATGTGCCAATATTTTTTGTGCTTGTCCTGCGCTAATATTTGCATGTACCCATTCGGCAAACTTTGCCTTAACTCCGGCAACACGTAAATTCTGATTAAAGAATTTGTATAATATATCACCAGGTTTACTTAATCCAGGTTGTCCGCCTACAAAGCTATCAATATTAGCCGCGTGTTGTTGTATATAAGCGGCTACTTTCTTTAAGCCTGCTTCGTCTGATCCAGGTGCTTCTTGAACATAGGTTGTACCTTGTACAATAACCTCTGGTGTTGATAAATTTTCAGCATTAGGATAACGACCTTCGTTACCACCTATACGATCATAGTAGCCAGTTGCCGCTACCATTAATTTAGCTTGACTAATACGTTGACCTAATTCGCTATTAGCTGGTATATGAAATTTAGTAATATTTGGTTTAAATTCATACTCGCCACTTGCCTTGTTTAGTTTAGGAGGTTGCGATGGACTGAATAATATTCCGCCTTCGATATAACCGCTTTCAGGACTAATACTTTCAAAGTATGGCCATAGTTGTCCGAGACTGTGAGCAAATGCTGTACGATGTTTATCGTGTTTAGTAGCATCGCCTGTTCCTAACACAAATTTAGTAACATCCTCTGGACTATTCATCATTGTGCTTGCGCCACCTTTAGTAGCTGGTACACCGCGTTTTAAATAATCCCAAGCATTTTTTGGAATCATATGAAACGTGCCTTGTTCGTCTCTGCCCCAATAGATTACAGGACTACCATCCCATTTGATTTCTATACCGCCTTGATCCGATGTTCCCATATGACGCAACCGTTCGACTGCGTGTAACCCGCCATTACTACCATTAGTAAACACAAGGTCTTCTATATGTTGGTACTTACGGCCTGTAGTAGGTTTAGCATTTTCATTCATAGCTTGCGGAGGAACCGCTTGCCAGCTTGAACCACTACTTGCTTTTTGAAATATTTCATCACGGCGTGTTGGATCTGGAATTGCGGCTAGTATACTTTCTACACTACCTAAATCTGATCCTTTAGCGTGATTGCCTAGTAAGTGTTTAGCAATAACATCTAAATCATCGCTGATGAAATGTGACTTCTTACCCATCTCATCTCTAGCATATAATCCTTCATCTGGTGACCATAACATACCTTGACTACTGGCCAAAGCATTTAACATCATTTGTTTGTGTACACCTTTGTATGGACTTCCTTGCGGGATTACATGGTGATGGAATTTACGAACTTTCTCGGCATTAGCAACTGTCTTAATGTCTACTTGGTAAAATTTACCTTTGTATGGCAACAATATATGTACAGTAACACCTGTCTTTTTAGTTGCTAGTCCTTGATGTTGTAGATATTTTTCTAATTCAACACGAGTAGTTTTGCCATCAGTTGTGCCTAACTGTTGCATTAAATGTGTAACATCAACCATTACATCTAAGTCACCGCTGATCTTACCAGGAGTAGGTGTAGCGGCACTACCGATTACGTGAGCACTAGTTTTAAGATTTTTAAGATAACGGTTAGTTTCGTTTACTAGATGTTGTGCGATAGCTTGGTCGAATCCTTCTGATTCCGGCCAAATATTACCGCCCTCTAATAATAATGGGCGTTGCGGTTTAGCAAACAGCTCGCGTAAAAACATTATTATTCCTTATACTTTCCGTCATTTATATGTTGAATAACATCTTCGTGAATTTTTTCACAAATTTGTTTACACATTTCTTCGTCTAAACTATCTGGAAGTTCGCGTATAGGGAATTTTTTAACGTATAGTTTGTAGCTGTTTTCTACAGCAGGTTTGAAAATGTTAATACTTGGATCACGTTTACTTTCAAGTTTATCCATACAATTGGCAATTGCTGGATATGTATGACGGCGGTAAACATCGTCGTCCTGATTCATAAAATGAATAAGATCTTCTGCTAAATCAAAGTTTATTTCGCGGCCTTCACCGTTTTTCTGTACAAAATCGTCTTCTTTGAAATGTTTGTTTTCTAATAGTTCATTTATTCGCATTTTTAAGCCCGTAACGTGATATCAGCAGATGACTCTGCGGTTAGAGTATTTATCGCTTTTGTTGGGCTTTAGTTTTTAACAATCCGCTCCACTTTTGCGATGCTTCCGCCTAAATGCATCTTTGCTAATAGTAAATTGTTATCGCCCGTAATATAGAAGTGTGTGCCGCCCCAACTACGCGGTCTTCCTAATTCTCTAATACAGCTCTTGGTTAGTTTACATTTTTTACTAGTTTCTGCCCATTCAACAAACGAAAGGTTAGGCTGTGTAGTTTTACCTAGCGTAACACGATATTCATAGTCCATTTTAGGCATAACAATAGTTCCAGTAGCTAAAGTAGCATTTGGATCGGGTTTACTAACATATTTTACCCGGTTGTTATCTAAATTAACTAGTTTGTTTACTAAGGTTTCATCATTAGTGTAGATACTAATCCATGGAGATTCGACCCTAAGGTCGAAATCTGACATGTTGTTTAATTCTGTTGCTAAACGAATAGCGTAATCTAAATCATCTTGACTTTTGATATGAGCATGATATCTCATCTTGTCCTTTTCAACAGGCAATTGATTTAATTCAGATAATGTTGACAGTAAATCTGTTCTACGAAATAAACTCGATCCGGCACATACCAGTACAATTTTGTACTGATATGTGTTACGAAATAAGCGTCTTGTAGTTTTAAATTCCATCGATCGGGCTATTTACTAAATCTTCTGTACTGTCAACTGTTAACAAAGGAACTTTAACTTCTTTTGGAACAGCGACAATTACTAATTTATCGTTTTCGGAATCAACTGTGATACTAGCAGTACCGCCGTTCTTTAACGCACCAAACAACATCATTTTAGCAAGATCACGTTTGATTTCTTTGTCAATAACACGTTGTAGCGGACGAGCACCCATCTTATTATCAAAGCCTTTGTTGAGCAACCACTCAATACCGTCTTTGTTAATCTTAATTTTAATACTCTTCTCTTTAACTTGATCCTTGAGTTCATCGATAAACTTGGTAACAATTTTAACCATAGTTTCTTTGGCTAGCTTGTTAAATGTAACAATACCATCTAAACGATTACGGAACTCTGGAGTTAAGAATTTCTTCAAATCTGTATCACTATAGTCTTTTTCCTGTGATCCAAATCCAATGTTATTCTTTTCAGCTGTTTGAGCGCCGGCATTAGTAGTAAGAATAAGGATTAAGTTACGGCAATCAGCTTGCTTCCCGTTTGACCCAGTAATAAAACCGTTATCCATAACTTGTAACAATACAGTCATAACGTCTGGATGTGCCTTTTCAATTTCATCTAACAACAATACAGCATTAGGTGACTCTTGAATGCTAGTAATTAACTGTCCTGCGTTTTCCTCAAAGCCAACATATCCAGGAGGGCTACCAATTAACTTACTAATACTATGTTTCTCTTGATACTCACTCATATCAAAACGTAGCAATTTAACACTCAAGTGTTTAGCAAGTGCTTTAGCAGTTTCAGTTTTACCTGTTCCTGTTGGACCCATGAATACAAATGATCCGATAGGTTTGTTTTCTGATTTAAGACCTGCTTGGGCAACAATAATCTTATCCACAACTTCTGTAAGTGCCAAATCTTGGCCGTATACTTGTGTTTGTAAGTTTTCTTGTAGTGTAGCAAGATTGTTAGATTCAGTTTCCATGATCTTTTCTTCAGGCATCTGAATCATTTTAGCAAGTTCAAATTGAATTTCACGTTCGCCAATTACACGGGTATCAGAGATTTTCAAATTAAAACGTGAACAAGCAACGTCAATCAAGTCAATAGCCTTGTCTGGTAGTTTCTTGTCTGTTTGATACTTAACACTCAACTTGATAGCCGAGTCGATAGCATCATCACGGATTTTAACATTGTGGAAACCTTCATAGTACTTCTTAATACCTTTAAGAATCTGCTTAGTAACTTCAATAGTTGGTTCGTCAACAGTAATGCGTTGGAAACGGCGCATTAACGCACGGTCCTTTTCAAAGTGCTTACGATATTCTTCCCAGGTAGTACTTGCCACAACTTTAATGTTGCCTTTGCTTAGAGCCGGTTTCATCATGTTAGCAAGATCGTTAGCAGAGTTGCTAGCAGATCCTGCGCCAGAGATCATATGTGCCTCATCGATGAACAGCACAGTCTTACCTTTCTTAGCCAATCCTTTTAGAACCATCTTAAAGCGTTCTTCAAAATCTCCACGATATTTACTACCAGCTAACATAGCTGAAATATCTAAACTATAAACTTTGTATTCTTTTAGGAAATCTGGGACTGCGCCCTGTACTATGTTGTATGCTAAACCTTCGGCTATAGCCGTCTTGCCTACACCAGGATCGCCTACTAAGATTACATTGTTTTTGCTACGACGGCCTAATGCCAGAGCAATGTTTTCTAATTCGTCGATACGTCCAATAACTGGATCAATCTTCTTCTTAGTAACTTCGTCATTTAAATTACTAGTAAATGCCTTGAGCGCACGATCTCCTTGAGAATCTTGTGGGCCTTCTTCTTCACCTTCTTCCACAGCATTGGATATGTAGTCGTTAAACTTGTCTTTATCAATACCTGATTTTTGTATATAATAAACAGCCCAACTACGCTTTTCACCAATCATAGCCATAAAGATATCAGTCGGTTCAATCTTTTGACGTCCATTGAATAGTACCTGTGTGAACGCACGATTAAGTACACGTTCAACAGCTTGTGTTTTTTTAGGTTTAACTACTACATCTGGTACAGTAATTTCACCACATTTATTTTGTAGATAGTCTAACAAATCCTTCTTCAACTGGGAAGAAGATTGATTAAATCCTTCTATTAATCCACTAAATGAATCTTCATTCATCATGGCAAACAATAAATGCTCTATTGTTAGGTATTCATGATGCATTTTTTTAGCAGTATCAATTGCCTTTTCAAATACTGCTTGTAAGTGGTCACTCGGTTCAACCATTATTTCTTCCTCTTCTTTTGTGATTTCTTAATTGCTAATGCTAACTTTAGCGGACTTAAACTATCTGTAAAACATACTCCGTCTAAATGATCTAACTCATGTTGGAAACATCTAGCGTCGATGCCTTCAAGTTCTATTATACGCTTTTCTCCGGTATTGTCAAGATACATGGCAGTAATTTTTTGATAACGTGGAACATCTAACCAAAGGTCTGGAAAACTTAAACAACCTTCCTCGCCTTTGACTTCGTCTTCACCGGTTAGTATTGTAGGATTAAATGCGCCAAATTCTCTTCCATCTGTTGTACGCATTACAAATAATTGTCGTGCTAGACCTATTTGATTAGCGGCAAGCCCAATGCCGTTGTTAGCCTTCATGAACTCAATCATTTCACGTTCAATTGATTCGGCATCGGTGTGATTTGTAAAATCCCACGGTACTGCTTTTTGTTTTAATATTGGATTAGGATGTTTGATTAATTGCATCATTGAGTCTTCTAAGTTCTGCTACTAGTAATGGATTGGTAACAGCTGGTGTTTTAATATTAACCACAGTTACGAACCTTCCTTTAATACCATTATTTACATTTGGAAATCCATTTCCATTACTAGCATATTCAACACCGGACTCGACACCAGCACGTATTTCTAAATCAATGCTATCACCCGAAATAGTTTTTATAGTTTTTCTAGTACCAATCATTGCTTCGATAGGTGTAATATCTATAGTAGTATATAAATCATCTCCTTGTCGATTAAACTTAGCATCAGGGTGAACTATAATTGTTACATTAAGGTTACCTCGTGGAGCATTGGGAACACTATCGTCTCCTAGTCCGCTATAACGGATAGTATCTCCGTTTTGTATACCGGCTGGTACATTGATAACAACATTTTGATTACGTCCGCTAGGCAATCTATAATTAGCTTCAAGTTGTTTACCAGTATAACTGTCGTAAAAACTAACTTGACACTGAATGTTTAAATCCTTATTGCGGCGTATCTGATGTGGATGTCCGCCTCTCATATTGCCGAATATATCCGCAAACGGATGTCCTTGACCAAACATCTGACCAAATGGGTCAAACCCGCCGCCAGTATTAAAATGGAATTGTGGTCCAGCACCGTACATACGCTGTTGATCGTACTCGGCTTTCTTTTGTGGGTCGCTTAGATTTTCATAAGCAACACTAATGTCTTTGAATTTAGCTTGATCACCACCCTTATCTGGATGATGTTTATTAGCCAAACTTCTATATGCTTTCTTTATTTCGTCCGGGCTAGCATTTTCGCTAACACCCAGTGTTTGGTAATAATCAGTCATAGTCGTAAAAAAGCTCCAAATAATAATAGTAATTATACTATCTTACTTGGAGCCTGTCAAGTTTTTGAGTTGTTTACTTTTTCTTTTTAGGAACAACTGTATCTGGTTTAGTACCTGCTATTTCAGTACCTTCAGCTTTTTTATGATGCTTGACTTCTTTTTTAGCTGGTTTGCTTGCTGTAGGAGGCGCTTTCTTTACTTCAGCGTGTGCTACTTCAAAACAAACTAAACTCCAAACTACAATGTTTAATGCGATTAAAAACTTTTTCATAATGATATCCTTATAGTGCTGGTTGGTCTACTGCTGGAACGACTTTATGACCTTTCGAGCTTAATGCTGGTGTATCGGGTGTCGCTCCAGACCCGCTATTAAAACCCGATCCAAATCCTCCCGACGTTGGAGTTGAACTAGGTGTGCTTCCAAAGCCGCCTGTAGATGGTGTTGATGAACCAAAGCCACCGGTTGGTGCTCCGAATCCGCCTGACGCAGGTGCGCCAAATGTTGAGCCGCCGCCCATTGATGAACCGAATCCGCCACTTGATGCTCCTCCAAATCCGCCAGTGCTTCCACCGAAACCTCCACCCATACCACCCATTCCGCCTGACATTCCTGCTGGAACTCCAGACATATTAGTGTTGTTTGTCATTGTTTGACTTGTAGCAGTTGGGTTAGCCGCGGTTCCTGCTAGTTTTTCTTGTGTACGTCCAAACGCACTAATACCTAATACAGCACCCATTGCAATATGGAACAACCCGGCACCTTGTAGTGTTAACGGATTCCATTGTGTAATAGGCACATGATTAACACCTTGCCAAAGTGCCCATAGCACTGGAAATACTGCCATGTCTAGTAAACAGATAAGCATATACATCCAACCCATCATAGGACGCCACAGTTGTTGCATCCAGTTACTATCTTTCTTTTCTGACATTGTTCGCTCCTTTGTCTTTATATACGTATTTATTTCACGCTGTTATAAATCTTCTGTTGAGTATTATACCAATCTAACCAGTTATCTACCTTATCTTTACACAAGTAATACTGGCTATAATTTGCTGTAACTACATTCAACGCATCACTAAGTTTCGTTGTATTAGGATCTACTTGATCTAAATCTGGACATGCAACTTTAAGATCTGGTGGCGTGTCGGGCCAAGTCATTGTCATTTTAGGACCAGTAACACTAGAGCATCCAGCTAATAATACAACTAATGTCGCAATTAATAATTGTTTCATTTGGTCGCTCCTAGCGGGTTCTTTGCCGCACCATTTAATATACTAATAGCTTCCGGATCCACTTTACAATCGGCGTCAATTTTCTTTTCAACTTCTTTAATTCTTTCTTTGTATACAACCTGTGTATCGTGAATTACTTTTGTATGAGTTACAATTTTAGTTTGAACTGCGGTATTCGCATCTGAGCTAGCTTGTTGTGCTACGGCAATTTTAGCTTCTTGTTCTTTAATTTGTGCTTGAAGTATTTCAGTGACTCCAGCGCCACCATACATAAACACACCTAATAAAATCGATATAAACGCAACAGGTTTAATAAACAAGGCGTAGGGTTTAAAATTAGGAAAGCTACCGATAATATGAGCTAAGAAATAAACAGCAGTTGCACCTCCCGCTACAGCAGGCCATATCCACGTAGGCAATGTTCCTAATGCTTGTTCTATTAACCAATTAAACATGATTAACCTTGTAGTACTTGATGTGCGTTGGCTGTGTGCTGTTGACGTTCCGCTAGACCTAATGTACCGCCATTAATCTTTTTAGTTAGTCCTAGAACATCACCGTTGTCTGCTAGGGCATTAAGATTATTAGCTTCCCAGAACCAGCAAGCTGATTGTACACAACCTTCAAATGTTGTTAAAAATTCTGGAACATCATCTAATGGTGTATCAATACTTTCAGCAAATTTTTCGTAATTACTCTTGCCTGTCAATTGAATTAATCCACGTCCGCAGAATTTCCAGCCATCGCCGCTTTCTTCTGGACCATTGCCCATGCGATTAGCGTATGCTCTGTTAGCAATTTGTTCTGGGTGGTGTGCGTATTGTTGTGCTACTTCCATTGTTGGGAAATAGTGTGGCCATACTTTCATCAATGTTTCTGGACGATAGTTTAAGTTTTCGATAATAGCAGTATAGCCTGCTGACTCAACCATAGTTTGTCCTAAGAAACAGGCTACACGCTCTGGTGTATTGATATCGTAGTCAGGAAGAATTTTGCACAATGCTTCGTGCCAATGTTCGCTATACTGATTATTTTGTAATATTGCTTGACACTTTGCTAAACTAAAATCAAATGTAAAATCTGCCATTATTGTATCCTTTCTAAAGCAACGGCCCAGCCGTTATTTTCAAATATAAATTTGTTACCGATTTTATTAATATTATAGTTACCAATAACTTTAGTTAAGAACATAACTTCTGCCATGTTTTTAGTTTCTAAAATTATAGGGCCTTTAATACTTTCATATACGTCTTGTTTACTATCACTATTTACTATCTTAAATGTTACAGTTCCGCTATAAATGCGTTTAAAACTAATACTTTCATCGAGTAATTTAATTTCGTCTGCGTAACTGTTCTTAAAAAATTCTTGGAAATTATCTAACTGATTACGTTCTGTGGCAATGTCATAGGATTCTTTATCAGAAGGAATAATATTTTTTAAATTTTCTAATGTTGCGGAATGACTTTTAAAGTTCTTAAAATAGCGAAAGCGCATATCTTCTATGCCAGTTAGCTTTTTTACGCCTTCAATAATTTCCATTATTTGATCGGCGATATGACGTGTGCGTTCTATTTCAACGTACACCTTATAAGTACCATCGTCAGTTTCTCCCGAACTACAATCTGCGTCGAGTATAAAGCTATAGCCCATTTCAAAGAAGTGTTCTAAATCTTTAGCAGGATCTTCTTGGTCAACTGTAAAACTTAATGTAACAACATCTTCGTCTCGACCAATTTTACTTTTAAAATTGTCTACTTCAAAAACATTTTTAACAAGTTCTCTTAGATCGTTTGCTTGTAAACTTTCATTTAAACTCATACTGGAGCTCCTGCTGCCGCTCCTGGTGTTGGAAGTGCGCCTGCGCCTGTTGCAGCTCCGCCTGCTGCCGCTCCTGGTGGAGAACCTGCTGGTGGTGTAGGAGCTGGTGCGCCTTGCGGAGCAGTTCCTTGAGTGGGTGCGCCTTCTTCTTGTTTATTTTCGTTCTTCATCTTGTCCATGTAACCTTTGTAGATATCAAAGGCTATTTTCTTCGGCATTGTAATTTCTACAATCCAAATAGGCTTACGATCAAGATGTCCTTTCTTTGTACCTGGACGAATATCTTCGTGTGTACGAATCTTACGTGGTTCTAACAAGTGGCTCTTTTGATATGTAACTTTACAGCCTAGTTCTGTTAGACGTTTTGCGGCTACAGGGTTAGGCATTTTTTCACGTTCCCACATAAAACCAGCAGTAATCCAATGGCGGTCTACTTTAGGACCATAGGCTAATTCGCCGTCTTCCCAGTTTTCGTAGACGTACATATCCATCTCATCTAGGACTCGTTCAAAGTCCTTTAACACAGCCAAACTGCTGTTGTTTTCATATAGCTCGTCTATATTGCGTATTACGTCTAAAATATCGTGGTGCATGATAGGTTCCTCTATACTTATTTAGCTGGTTCAAAATCATAACGTAACAGTTTATATTTCTGTGTATTCGTTAAATAATAGTGTAGGACCTCTGTAGTTATCAGGGCGGTCACTACAAGTCTTACTTTAACCTTAAAGTAGGAGCAACTTTAATGAGTAAACAACGAGTGAAAAAGCGTTTTACATCAGAAGTTAATATCATTGATTTCCAGCCGTATCTTCCG